CGGAGGGCTTGTCTCACAGCGTTTGCGGACGACCCACGTGTGACCTGGCGCACCGGGCTCTCTGTTCCAGAGTATTATGCAGACCTATGTCGCTCTCAGTTCGTTCTGTGTCCAGAAGGAACGGGGATCGATACGCATCGGGTGTATGAAGCCTTGCTCTGCGGTGCAACTCCGGTTGTCCTGCGGAATTCACTCAGTCCTCTCTATGAGCGACTTCCCGTCTGTCTCGTCAATGCCTGGACAGATCCCATCTCCCTCCAGCCCGCGCGCGACGTCTCATTTACAGTTCAGTCGTTCTTACTAACAAATGCGTAGACTTCCGCCCGCCCTTCTGTACCGGAAGAATGTTCATAGCCAGGGAGGAGAAGACGGAGTCATCGGTGAACTTCTGCGCCGGCTTCCCACGCGAACCAACTGGGTCTGTGAATTCGGCACGCTAGATGGAGTTCAGTATTCGAATACGTTTCGGCTCGTCCAGGAACAGGGGGTGCACGCAGTCTACATTGAGGCAGATGCGACGTTCTTCAAGAGCCTCCAGGAGACATGTGCATCCTACCCAACGATTCTTCCGATCCACAAGACCGTGATGATCGAGGGAGACTCCTGCCTTGATTCCATTCTCGCAGAGACGCCCATTCCGACGGATATGGATGTCCTGAGTATCGATATTGACTCGTACGACTACCAGGTATGGAAGTCTGTTCGGACCTACCATCCGAAGATCGTCGTCATTGAAATCAACTCCAGTCTCCCCCCAACCCACCCGGGGCTAATTCACGGGATGGGGAGCCCCCAGGGAACTGGGTTCCTCCCGATGCTTCAGCTTGGGCGCGAGAAGGGGTATACTCTCGTGTGCCACACCGGGAACCTCATCTTCATTCGCAACGACCTTCGGGGCCTCGTGTCAGACCTCCTCATCCGCGAGGAGGACTGCTACCTCTCGAATTGGATTTTCAACAACTAGGTAGGAAAGGCCTGGGAGTCTCCATCCTTCCTCACCCGAATTCCGAATGAAATACACCCATCCATCCCCAAGACAGTTACGCCTTGATTAAACTGTCCGCACACTTCGCGAACGGCCCGTTCTACACCAAACTCATAATAGTGTCTCGCCTTTTCGAAATTGATTCCAAAATCGTGCCCCATGATCCATCCGCCCGGTTTGACCTTCAACAGAGCCACACCCAGGTCCTTCTTGACACCTTCATAGGAATGGTCTCCGTCAATATAGATCATGTCAAACGTGTTGTTGGGGAAGGTGCGTAGAATCGACGAGCTATCTCCCTTCAGTACACGGAGCGCGGGGAACGTCTTGGACACCGCGACGAGACGATTGTAGACGAGGGAAAGGTTCGTGATTTCCATATTGTTTCCATCTTGATCCCCCGAATTCGTCATTCCCGAAAACAAGTCGATCAACGACAGCTCTCGAGGTTGCAGGACCTTGCAAAGAACATCCGAAAATTCGGCCTTAAATACGCCAATTTCCGCATACACGCCATGGCGTGGAACAACGGACAGCATCTCAATTCGGGTCGGGAACACGCGAAGCTCGAGGTAATCTCGCATACGATTGCATTTCTGGGCGGCGGATTGCGATGCGTCTGCGAAGTGCAAGAGACGAGCATTCTTGTACGGGGTTCCTGTCTGCGGGAAGAAGATATATGTGGGCGGCGTAAAGAGCGTGCGCACCGTCTTGTTCCGGAGATTGAAGTAGACGTTCAAAAACGACTGTTCGTAGAAATACGGTCCAGTGTGAGACGCGATACTGTCCCGAACCTCCTGAAACTGATCCTTCATGACCTGGGTCGGACGAAAGCCAAACGCCCCCGCATTAAAGGGAAGAATGTTGTTCCTGCGGAAAAATGCATAGTCCTCCTCGGTATAGGTCTGGAGCGACCAAAAGAGTTCTTTGTGGCGCTCCTGCGTGTCGGATTCGGTGTAGACGTACAGCATGCCGTCTTCAGTAATCCCCTCGAAATACGAGTCGATCGGATTGAGTGCAAGGATATCTGCATCCAAATACAGCACGGCATCATAGTCATCCACCTCGATGAAATCGAACACGCGAAGTTTATTCATCGAGGCAACTTGCCCGGTTTCAGAATCAGGAACAGACCAGTAGATCGCATCCGGAATCTTCTCCTTGCACTCGGAGAGCATAGATTCATCGCAAAGAATCCCGATCGCGCCCGAATACACCTTTCGGAGAGACTGAATGGAAAGGTCGAGCATCTCAATGTAGCCCCGCTTACAGCCTATCGTGTAATAGACGAGCGACTTCATCCTTGTATCTAGGCGTCGAACTGGTTTTTCCAAAAATGAACTCGGGGCTCCGGCCTCATTTTTGGGTTTCCCCGTTTTTTTGATTTTTAGAAGTGTAGTGACGACCACTCGACAGCTAGGCTGTTTAGTTGGAGTACGCGAGGCCGCCCATGCCGGACATGACGCGGAGCACGTTGTAGTTCACGGCGTACACGCGGACCTGCGCAGTGCGACCAGAGCGGACAGTGTTGACGGACACCGTGAGCTGGAGGGTCGCCTTGTCGATACGCGAGAAGTTGCAGGTACCGCTGGGCTGGTGCTCCTCGGGCTTGAGCGCGAAGGAGTAGACGTTGATGCCACGGGACGGGGTGCGAGTGTGGTGCTGGTAGGGCTGGACAACGTCGAAGTAGCGACCCTCACGCTCCGTGAAGCGGTCCTGGCCGTTGAGCTGGAGCTTGGCGACCTCCACGGGGTTCTTGCCCTCGCACTTGACGCCAGACGCGAGCACGACCTTGGCGAGGAGGTAGTTGGTGGTGGCCGCGAAGACCTCCTCCCCGAGGTTGGAGCCAGAGTCGAGCCAAGAGGCACCACCCAGCGACGGGCCGGGGTTGATGCCGAGGCCGGGCAGGTAGGGGCCAGACGGGCCGTCACCGGCGGTGGTGGGGATGGAGGCGTTGATGCCGGTGGAGGCGATGGCGCCGCTGCCACCGAGGGAGCCACGGGCGAGGATGTCCATGACGACACCCTCCGTGGTGAAGTCATCCGTGTAGTTGAAGGGCTGGCAACCGTTGACCTCCGCGATGAAGTTGACGCCGGGGGTGCAGTCGACGAAGGAGTCGCGCTGGACAACCCAGACAAGCTCCTTGACGGGGTGGTTGAAGTTCAGCTGGATCTTGTTGGAGGACGAGGTGATCGACTCGGCGCCAGTGTACTGGAGCTGCTCGATGAGGTACTCGTGGGTCTGCTGGGCGAACCGGCGGCGCTCCTCAGTGTCGAGGTAGATGTAGTCGATGTAGAGGGACGCGGCGGTGAGGGACTGGATCGCGGTGGACGCGGCGGTGGAGCCAGTGGTCTCGTAGTAGCAGCAGTTGATCCACTGCTCGAACTCGACGTTGATGCGCACCTCGTGGTACTGGAGGGCGATGAGCGGGATCGCGAGGCCAGGGTTACGGCAGAACCAGAACTGGAGGGGGATGTAGAGGGTCTTGGCCGGGGTGCCCGCGCGAGGGGCGCAGGAGTTGGTGAGCTCGGCGCCCGCGCAAGAGGCATCGAGGGAGTAGCCCGCGCGGTCCTTCATGAGGACGAGGTCGTGGGTGTTGCCGATCATGTCGTCGAGCGCCGCGACGGTGCCAGCATCCTGGGTGAGCTGGGTCCAGATCTGCATCCAGTCGCCGTACTGGCGGTCGATGCGCTGGCCACCGATCTCGAGCTCAACCACCTTGATGAGGCGGTGGCCGATGTAGTTGAGCCAGCGGAAGCGGTTCAGGTTGGTGGAGCCGGAGACGAGGTCAACGGCGGGGAGGACAACCTGGACGTAGGTGCGGTACATCAGGTCCGCATTGCGGTTGATGACGGCGGTGACGCGCTTGTTGAAGTCCGCCTGGCCGTTGAAGGTGACCTCAATGGACTCCATGGCGAAGTTCGTGTGGCGCTTGTAGAGGATCTTCCAGAAGGTGATCTGGGGAGTACCAGTGATGTAGATGTCCTGCGCACCGTAGCTGACGAGCTGAAGAAGACCACCACCCATTTCGTGTTATGTACCATCGCAACACTTTTTTCTTCCGGGGTCGGCGCACGGAGTTTACGGCGAACCGCACGCAAATAGAAAAATGGACGTCACCGATACCGCTCTCGCCGCGTCCGCTGGAATTGGTCTCGCAATCTGCGCTGCGTGTGCCCTTGGCTATGCCTGGCGGACCTCTCTTCCTCCGAGGATGAAGCCCTCACGTTCCGACACCGATCTCACTCTCATTCTCGAGAACAGCGTTCCCTCTGCCTCTGCCCTCACCATTCGTCGTCCTGCCGAGGATCCGACTATTGAAGGACCATCCGGGGGACGATATGCATAGCTTCGAGTTCCTGAACCCAGAGCTTCATCGCATACGGAATCGTCTTCGTGACGAACTCCGTCTGGTTCCCGCACGCTCCACAGGAGTAGATTCCCTCGAGTTCATTCACAACCGCCAGCGTTCCACACGTCTTGCAGATCCCCGTCGGGAACGGGTCTGACACATCCATCAGACGTTCCTTGGTGAACGCAGCCACGCCGTGCGACAACATACAGTCGCGCTCCATTTCTCCAACGCGGAGACCCCCATCCCTCGCCCTGCCCTCACACGGCTGGCGGGTGAGGCTTACGATGGGTCCGCGCGCACGAGAATGCTTCTTGTCAATCACCATGTGCTTCAGGCGCTGATAGAACGTCGGTCCCATGAAGATCTCGGCCTCCATCATCTCGCCGGTCTGCCCATTGTAGAGCATCTCATTTCCATACGAGTGAAGACCAAGCTCCTGCATATGCTTCCGCAGGTCTTCGACCTTCATGTGGTCATACGGCGTTCCATCGCCCAGCGTTCCCTTGCGCACACCAATCTTGCCGAAGATGTTCTCCATCAACTGCGCAATCGTCATACGGGACGGAACTGCGTGCGGGTTCATGATGAGATCGGGGCGCAGACCGCTGGCCGTGAAGGGCATGTCCTGTTCCTCGAGGAGCATTCCGACGGTTCCCTTCTGCCCGTGGCGGGAGGAGAACTTGTCGCCGATCTGGGGAATGCGCTCCGAGACCACACGCACCTTGATGAACGGATAGCCATCCGAGTTCTTGTCCTGCCAGACTCCATCAATCCGGCACGGCTCCGTGTTCTTGTGGGTCGTGCTCGCATCGCGGTAGGCGTAGCCCGCCGTGTCATTGCGAAGGTTGACGACCTTGCCGATCACAACATCGTTCTCCTGAAGCGTCGCATTCAGGACCGGAAGCCCATTCTCGCCAATCGCAGCGTACGAGCTGTTCTTGTACTTGCGCGTCGCATGCTTCTGGGGCTTCATGAACTTCTCCTCCCGGCCCGAGGTCACATTGCGGTGCTCCTCGTCCTTGTACATCGTGTAGTAGAGACCGCGCATGAACCCGCGGTTCACGCTGGAGCGATTCATGATGATCGAGTCCTCCTGATTGTAGCCTCCGTAGCACGCGATAGCGACAATCGCGTTCATGCCAGCGGGCATCTCATGCATCTTGAGGATGTTCATCGACCGGGTCTCCACGATCGGGCGGGACAGCGAGCAGAGCATGTAGCCGTTCTTGTCGAGGCGCTTGGCGTAGTTGCCCGCGTAGACGCACATCGACTGCTTGCCCATGGCCGACTGATAGGTATTACGAGGAGACTGGTTGTGATCCGAGAGCGGGATACTCGCCGCCATCTGTCCGAGGATGAGACTGGGGTGGAGCTCATAGTGCGTGTGCTGAGGTGTGCACTCCGCACGGCTGGACGCAATCCGCAGGGTCTCCGTCTCTGAGGCATCGATGTACTCGAGGCAGGTCTTGAGCCAGGTGGTCCAGTCCGATCCCGGTACAGCCATCGGGCATCCCACACGAACCACGGGGCGAACCAGGCGTCCGCTGTCGGTCTCGATGATGATGTTGTTCAGGAGCGTGTACCAGGCGATGGAGAGGTGCGGATGGAGGCGGAAGGAGTGCTTGGCAGCGCGCAGAGTATCCGTCAACGCCTTCGGGTCCTGCGTATAGCCGATGATGACACCGTTCACCGTGATCGCGGTCCCGGAGTGAACCATTGGGTCGCGGACCCAATCAATCCCCTTGCACTCCTGGAGGAAGTGGAGGACGGTCATGATGGGAATGTGTTGGGTGACACTCGCGAGCAGACTCATGGTCTTGACGATGCCGACCGAATGGCCCTCCGGCGTCTCCACGGGGCAGACGAAGCCCCAGGACGTGCCGTGAAGCTTGCGGGGCGCCAGAAGCTTGCCGGACTTCTCCACCGGCGTCTGGATTCGGCGGAGATGCGAGAGTGTGCTGGAGTAGGACATGCGGGCCAGCACCTGCGAGACACCGACCTTGGTCGCATTCGAGAGCGAGGTTGACGATGAGGTTCCGAGGCCCTGCACCGTGAAGTTGCCCGTCGCGAGCGCCTGCTTCAGCTTGCCCTCGATCGTCGAGAGCTTGAGGATCTTGTAGAGGTTGTTGATGTTGAGGATCTCCATCGGGCGAGGACCGTTCTCTCCCTTCTTCCAGGCGTCATTGTTGACCTCCTGGACGAACTCATTGCGCGTGTCATTGCAGACCTTCTGGAAGAGCTGGCGGAACAGATGGGTCAGGAGCGCACCGGTCGTGACGACACGCTTGTTCGGGTAGGCATCGCGGTCATCCAGCGCAACCTGCCCCTGATCGGTCAGGAGGAGACGGCGGATCATGCTCGCGGTCAGGAGGGCCTTGCGCGCATTGTGGACGGAGGGCGCCACCGTCTCGCCTGCGAACTTGACGTGAGGCAGATACTCGGTCGTGAGGAGCTGGCGAACATACGCGTTCTTGTCCTCCTGCGTCGTGCCGTACTGCAGGTTGCCCGCGAGATAGGTGATGGCCTCCTCCTGCGAGAAGACGCCTAGCTCTGCACACTCACGGAACGAAGCTCCCAA